GGGTATTTTTCTCTTACATTAACTCTAAAACGTTGAATTGAATCTTGTTGAAATTGGCCTTTATTATTCCCCATTGATACTACGTAAGTGCTAGCACTAACAACAGGTAATGAGCCTGTTAAATATGATGAATCATCCCATCTAACTTCTAAGCATGGGGGATATATTGTATGTGTATTACCTGAAAAATATTTTAATTGAAGGACGGATGAAGAAGCATTAAATTCAACGGAAGCTGAGTGTTTTAAAATAAATCCATCATTATTGATAGAACTACTATACCACGCTTTTACCGTATTTGTAACCTTTAATTCAATATCTTTAGATGTTTGGTAAGTAAACGATTGAGTAGCTTGATAATTAGAACTTGTATACCAAGCACCACCACCCGCCGTACCTGATGAAATGTATGAACCTGTAGTACCAGATATAAATGTGTTAGTAAACCATGTACTTCCGCTTATTGCAGTTGCAAATTGCCAACTAGCACCATCTGTAGTAGATGGACTATTACCTAATTTACCACTACCCATATTCCAACTTCCTGAAAGTGGATGAGCTAGTAAATTATAATTAATAGGAAGTGAAGAAGCATTAGCCAAATATAGTTTTAAATAAGTATCAAATGGTTTATTTGTTACTTTATTTCCGATTATATCGGTAATTTGACTTGTTGGGAATTTTATAATCCCACGTGATACTTCGTAAGTAGAATTAATTGTATAAAATGTACTAAGTTCTATTATTTCATCTAATCCAGTATTAATTGTTGGATAGAATGAATATAACGTAGCACTTTTTTCAGGAAATATTTTATAGATTGCCATAGTTAGTAATTACTACATATAAATATGTTAACTACCAAACTATTTTACGCTAATACTGCGTAAAACTCATTAAAGTGTTTTATACGATCAGGTAAACCAATAGTACCACCATTAACGCGTTTAGTAATAGACGTAACAACTGCATCAGTTGCACCGCCATCCGCAATTTTATGTAAACCATTTTTGTTAAAAAACCATGCTGCTGAAGCCAATGGATATTGGGTTGCAACTAATGTTGGGTCAGTATTAATATCTGCGCCTATTGATTTAAAGAATGCTTGATAATTTGTTTTACCAGTTAATTGAATAAAGCCACGACCACAAAATTTAGCTCCGTCACCACTTGCCTCATCACCGTTACCCATTCTAGATGAATAAACTTTATTAGCAATTTTTTCAGGTTTGCGTTCGTATTGTTTAGCTAATGCTTCAGTTGGAAAATATTTTTTAAATATACCCATTAAACCTTTAGCACTATAATTTAAATTTTCTTTAACTAATCTAAAACCACCTGACTCATGACCACATTGAGCTAAAAAATGAGCTAAACGTAATGGTGTATTAATTTCAAATTTTTCCATAACCCCTGGAATTTGAGTAATAACATTATCAGGAACATGTCCTTTTAATTTTTCTAAATTCATAATTTTTTATTTTTAATATACAATAACTCTACCTTGAATGTCTGTATTAGGATATCTTACTTCAAATATTGAAGGATCAGCTGATGGATATATATTTCCATTTCTAGTTGCTCCTGGTATGTCATATCCAAATGATGAATATGTATTTCCTGTAGTATCTTGTTTATTAATAATTTCTACTTTAGGTACAGATTGTACTCCTTTTACTTGTAAAAGAAGAACTACAATATCTGAAGTTACTATTGGGCTGTTAATTTGCCAATTATCAATATTAAAGTAACCTTTTACAGCAGCAATACAATCATTTAATATAGTTTGATTATTAAATCCACTAATAACACTAATATCAAAATTAACTCCTATATTAATATAAAATGCATCTCTAATATTAATAGCATCAGTTACCATTCTATATTCATTTAAATAGGTAGCTAAATTTTGTTTTAATGTAGTTGAAGCTGATGTTAAATTTTTATTTGTATCATAAGCTAAAATATACATATCTAATGCTAAAGAGCTATTATTAGGTGTTGAAGCAACTGTAGCTTGATCATTTGTAGCTAAATCTTGAGCAATATATACCTTAGCTATACTACCATAATCAGAAGGTAATGATAATGCTCTAACAATATAATCATTTTTAGTTACAGCACGTAATTGAGAAGAATGTGCGTATAAAGCATTATTTCTAATTTCTTCTATTTCATCCCCATCTCTACCACCTGATGAAGGATTTGGGTTTGTTGATACTAAGCTATTTACTATACTAGCATATGTAGAAGTTGAATATCCTGATTTAAAATAAGCAGTAGATGTATCTATTACTGTTAAATTATTAGAAGGTATATTTGAATTTACACCACCACCTGTTAAATATCTTACTGTTAAAGTTGTATTTGAAGGAGCTAAACCATATTCTTGAGTATAAAATATTGAAGCTTGATTATAATTACTTAATAAATTTGAAATTCCCGGTACTAATCCTAATTGTATATTATCTGGGGTTGGAATTATATTTCCATCTTGTTTATTAGAAACACCAGCTCCAAATTCTAATTGCAATGTACTATCAGATAAAATTCTTGATGTAAATCTACGTGGAGCACGTCTTAATTGCATTAAATAAGGTACATGATCTGTATTATAAGAAGGATTACTTACTTTATCATAAATAGTAGATTGAGCTAAATAAGGTACTTCATACCATTTATTACCATTACTATCATTTATATCTAAAACTTGTAAAATATTAGTATCAGAAATATTAACAGTTGAAAATTTTTGAGGATCACCAAAAGTAAAATTAGTTGAATTAATTGTAGCTGAAATAGCAGGTACAGATTTTTGAACTAAGAAATAACTAGAGTTATAAAAAGTTATAGTAGCACTTCCTGTATCACTAAAATCTAATTGTTGTGTAGTTAAAAATTTAGTTCCTGTTGAAGTAGAAGAAATAGTAGTATTTGCTGGTATAACTAAAGCATAATTAGTATCAGGTATTGATACATTGCTTCCATTTAATATACTTGGCATTAATTGAAATATATTAACTGTAGCAGTTGATGCGTATGATGCTTTAGGACGATATCCTAATGTATAAGATAAAGCGTATAAATTTTCTTTTTCCTTAGCATATAATAAATAGTTTTCTTGAATTTGAGTATCAAGATAAAATGACATTACATCACCAACATATGAAGCCATTTCAATAAACATGGCTCCTGGATTGGCATCTGAAAAATCATTATATGCTGTTGGAAAATAAGTTTTAGCATAATTTGTAAGGTTTGCCTTAAAATCACTAAAATTTTTATTTAAATATGATATATTTTTATCTTGAACCATTATTATATAAATTGTACAGTTACTTGGTCTGGGGTATTTGAAATTATTAAGCGATAGTTTATAGTTACACTTAAAGTATTATGATCAGGATCAGAATTAATAGATATATCTCCTAAATATATTTCAGGAATAAAAATACCTACAGCATCTGCTATTTTAATTTTTAACAATTCTATACTAGAATTTGTTACATTTTCAAATAGTGATTTTCTTAAATCAGTACCAAATTCAGGATTCATTATACGCTCACCTTTATCTGTTAATAAAAGATTAATCAAGTTTGACTTAATTTGATCTTTAGTACTGTATGTTTTATTAAAAACACCAGCTGCATTAAAAGGTAATGATACCCCAATTACAATATTTTTCTGTAAATCTAACGGATTTACTCGTATTGTTTGAGGTATTGGCATTTTATCCTAAGTTTGATAGACCCGATCTTTCTTGCGGTGTCATATTTTGAGCCGAATCAACTAAAAAAGCTAAATATGGATTAACAGGTTCGCCTGTTTCATCATTAACCTGATCACGTATAACCTCTAAAGGTACACTTGATTGATATTGTGGTTGAGGAGACATGCCAAACATTGATCCCATTTTTTCTGCTAATTGACTACGTATTGCAGGGTTAGGTTTAACATCGGTGCTATCAAAACTTACTGTTCTATTTTCACGTAATGCTTTTTTTTCCTGTTTAGCCATGTGCTCTTCAAGAATGTATGGTAATTCTTCATGAATAGCATCAATTACAGCTTCTTTAATTAATTTTTTAAATGCTTTAATGTTCATAGTTATAAATATTTTATCCTTGTAAATTTTGTTGATCAATAATAAATTTTAATTGAGATACTAATTGTTGTGGGTTTAATGTAAATGAATAATCGCTTTTTAAACGTTCTACGTTTTTTGTATCAATAGCTAAAACATAATGACGTTTAAATCCTTTAACAACAAATTTAGGATCAGTTTCTTCTTTAGTAATAAATGTAAATCCTTTATATGTTCCTAAATTTCCTGAATTAGGTGGTGAGACTTGATTTGCTAAATCAAATAATGCAAGATTACTTAAATCTAATGGATTAGCTGTAGGATTTTGTGAAGCCAATAAATCTCGAATACACACATCACTACGTAATCTATTATAATAATCTTCATCAGTTTCACCATCCAGTCTAGCAGTGTCGCACAGCGGGTTAGTACTGGAGTTTAAGATATTATTTAAATAATTGCCTAAATCAATATCATTTAATAGTAATAGTGTTTTTTCTTCGATTTTTTGATTTATATCATGTAATTGATTTTTTAAATCTTCTAACACATATACTGCACTATCCAATACTGTTACTAAAATACTAACAACTGCAGATGCTTCATCTAAAATCTTTGCTGCTTTATAATAAAGTCCAGCTAATGGTTTTGCAGCTACACCAAATGGAGATGGTATATTTAAAATATCTAATATTCTTGCCAATACACTAAACACAGTTAATATTATACTTATAGTATTTAAAACTTTTATAGTAGCTTGAATTCGTGCTTCTTGTTGATTTATTTTACTAATACAACCATTTCTAGCTATTCTAGCTTGATTAAGTTCATCTATTGTAGTTGCAGCATCAATAATATCGTTTGTTTTATCTACTAAATCTTGAAGAGCAGTATTATCAGTAATAGTTTTTATTAATTGCTCTGTTAATAATCCAGCAGTAGTTACTACAAGCGATTTGACAATATTTTGTCTTAACTGTTTTATTTTTTGCTTATCCATTTGGGCTTTTAAACCCTTACTTCTTGTTTTAAAATTAGCAATATCAACCTTTGCCTTTATAATATCTTTTTTAATTTTATTATAAGGATCAAGAATTATTTTTTCTAATCTATCAGTTAAAGTAGCTAAATTATTATTTATAATAGTTTTTTGATTATCATATCTTTTATTTTCTTTTTCCTTATTAGTAACCACTTCTTCTGGAGTATATACTGGAGGAACTACTATTTGAGTGCCAAAACTGTCATATGTAGTTGTAGGTAAACCTTTAGAAGTTATATCTAAAATATTTTTAATATGATCTGTTTCTAATTTAACTTTATCTCCAATTGTTTTTTCAATTTCATCTTTTAATTTTTGAATAGGTCCTAAAATAACTCCAATTACCTGTTGTTTTGCTTGATTAGCTATTTGTTCACCAAAAGTTGATGGGTTAGTATTAGCTAAAGTGTTTCCCATACCTGCTGGGAGAAAAGAAGATAAATTAGATTTTGTATCTCCTGAGCTAGAAGGTGTAAATCCACTATTACTAGTATTACTAGGAGCTGGGGTATTTAAATCTTGTGCTTGTGAATCACCTGGTAACTGTTGCATTATATAGTATAGGTTGATTTAGATAATAATTTTGCTACTCTATCACGAAGATTACCTCTTTCTATATCTGAATTAATTTTTGCTGTTAACTCATTACCTGCTGCTTGTACATCAGTTATAGCACTTCCTTGAGGTCCATTTGTTGCTGCTGTTAATTTAATAGCAAGTGTATCTATAGCCATTATTAAATCTTGAAGAAATGATTCTGTTTGTCTACCTAACATTAAAGGTTCTGTAGGTATAGTATTATCAAATTTAGTACCTAAAAATATTTTTGCTTTAAGGGTAGCAGTGGTAGTTGTGGATGGATCTTCTTCTTTAATATTAAGATGGATATGTTCGTTAGCATTTAAATTAATAGTATAGTTTGTACTTAATTCTATATTAGAAGAAGCAAATAACATAACTTCATCTTTTTTAGAATTTAATACTATCCTATCAGCATTAATTATAACTTGGGATTTACCCATATAAAAATTAACTAAGGGTTTAGTTAAGGGATTAATAGGATCTTTAAGATTAAATTTAAAAGGAACATTTTGAGTAGAAGTTAAATAAATAGAAGATGCTTCTTCATCTACTTTTTCAACATAATAATCATCATCTTTTTTATAATTATGACCATTAGAAATAATTACGATAGGATCTCCTTCTTTTCCTAAAGTACTCCATTCATTACTATCAGAAGCCAAACCAACTGTACTTCCTAAACGAATAGAATTTCCTTTTCTACCTTGTATAATATGGTCTCCTTCAAAATTTAATAAATTTCTAACATTAGGATTAGATTTGAAAGTCTTACCTAAATTTGGAGTTGCTAAAGCTAATGTTGGTTGGGAATTTGATTGAGGATCATTCCACATATTAATAGCAGTAATATAATATTTTTGAGTTGAATGAGATGTAACTTGTGCTGCTGGGGAAGGAAGATCTAGAATATAAATTAATTCATTCAATAAAGGATATTGAGAAATATTAGAAAATAGTGGTTTAGCTATTTCACAAGTATCTAAAAAATCATCTGTATTAGAACCAACTACATTTTTAGCATTATTATAATCTAAAAAAAATACAGTTCCCATCCCTCCATACTCACCTGCTCTATCAAATTGTTTAGACGTTGGAGTATTAGCTGTTGTTACAGTACCATATACCTTTCCAACTTTTAAAGAAGGTAATTGTGAAGGTAGACTCATAGGTCTACTTATACCTGCTGTTAACGAACCAACTCCAGTTTTAATTGATAAAGACATTACTTATTAGTTTCGTATTGTAATTGTTGAGGTTGGGGAGATTGTTCTAATAATTTTTTACCTTCTGCTTCTATTGCTTTTTGTTCTTCTAATAAAGCATTAATTTCATCCATATTAATTAAATCTGTACCTGAATTAGCATTAATAGTTGCTGCACGTTGTGCAATAGCTGCCATTTTAATTAATTGCTCGTTATTTTTTACATTAACATCAATCAAATCTTTAACAGTAGGCATTAACATTACCGCAGAACCCGCGTTAGATGTTGCCATTGGTTTCATTGTTTCAATAAATTCACCAATTTGCTTGTCAATATCTTTATTATTTTTATGTATTTTTTTAAATAAATCTGATAGAGACATACCATCGAATACAGTTACATCGTCAAAATTAGCCATAATTGCGTTTACCAATAAATATGAATGATTAAATCTTTATATATCCATGATCGTAATACTCGTTATATAATCGAGTACGTAATATATCTAATTTTTTAATAATTTTAGTTATCTGAGG